TGATTCTCCACACTTACTTTTAGAGGTCAAAGGATATCTCATGGGGTTTACGCACGGACACCTAGCGTATGGAAGTGGGACTCCTGCAAAGAAGATAGAGAACTGGTGGAAGGGTCAGATGTTTGGATTAAACGAAGCAGGAGACAACCCAGTTGGCGTTGCTCGAATGGTCGTACACGGTCACTATCATCACTTTACTGCCGTTCAGCAAGGTGGCAGAACAATTATGGGAGTACCTGCTATGAGTCCCTCTGATGATTTTCAAACAAGAAGTGGTTACTCAACATCAATGGGTGTAGTAACTATGACTGTAACTAAAGACGGTTGGGACAACCTTAAAATCTTGTAGTTCTTCTATACCATAATCTCAGATTATGTGTAGTGTTTTATAAAATACTTACTAAGTTAATTTGCAAATGTAATCTAAGATTGTATTGTTATGTATATAGAGATTAAGAGTCAGTCTCTCAAAATAGCAAGACTCCAAAGTGAGAGCCACACTATAAATTTACGGGGGGCAAGGAAAACCCAACTCAAAGCAGAGAGCTTTGTAGGACATATTTTAATAAGGTCTGAAACGGAAGTAATTGGTATAGCACTATACCACTTGTTAAGAAGTAAAGAATGAAACCAAAGTAACACACGCTTATTACTAACTGTATGAATTGAGAATGCAATACAGGTGTGAGTAATTAAAAACTTAACTAGCGAAAAAATAATAGTATGTTCTACAAAGTTCTTTGTAACTGAGTTCTTATGGATATGAGTAGTTGTTTGGTTTTTCTAAATACAATACGCTGATAGGTAATTTCCGAAGGTTATGTTCAATTTTTAGATTATATGACATATATTGAATGGTTTAAAATCTTAAGACAATATGAACTACTTAAAACTTATACACCATTTAGTAATCACGCCTATATAGGTAAGCCGAACAATGTTAGATAAGTAATTTAAGTGAGCAAACATAGACGCTCATATCCGTAAGGACTTAGTTGACTGAGTTCTTATGGATATGAGTAGTTGTTTGGCAAGTTCGTTGGAAGCCTTGTGCGAAGTATCGGTTGTACCTGATACTGCGAATGCTATAAAACATATATTGATTATAAGCAATATGAACTACTTTAATATTTATTAATAGCGTAGGGTGGGTTGTTTAGCCTCAGCTACTATTTTTAAATTAATAAGTGAGCAAACATATACGCTCATATCCGTAAGGACTTAGTTAATTTGAGAGATTAAAGGCACTTGGATAATAAAGTAGCAACGCCTAAGTAGAGATTAATGTGGAGTATATATACTGAAACCAAAAAAGTGGATTAAAAAGCAGGAATATATGTTGATAGCATTCAAAGTGCGAACAGGACAGATGACGGAAGCAAACCAAGACAAAAAGCAACCTGATGATAACCAAAGAGCTAAGTGTCATAGGTGGGATACAAACCCAATCGATAGCCTATGAGTCCAAGTGGCTTTAATCTCTTAATAAAAGATTGCATAAAACAAATCAGAGATTAGTATAAATATAGAAACGGAGTTGATATGACAGATGAAATTAGATACATAGGTTTTATATCAGGACGAGTAGATATTCTAATAGAACAATCTACTGGTAGAGAATATAAATCTAGTGGTTGGATAAAACTAGAGCCTGTATTGAGCTATCAGAGACCTGCTACGGTACTTAAAACAGTAGCAAACTTAAATCGTGACAAGTTCCAACAGTTTAAGTTTACGATATCACAGGGGACGTATGACACAATAAAGAACGGAGAAGAAGAATGATGAATGAGCAAGACTTTTTATGGATATTGTTTTGGACATTTTCTGCATTCGCAGGAATAAGCATAGTGTTTATGATTATCGAAGAAATAGCACTAAGACTATATCCACATAAGTTCTACAATGAATCATCTATTAGTGAAGCACTAGATGATTTGTATGAGGAACTACAAACACAAAAAGAAATAAACGTGGCAGAATATCTAAAGGAGAGAGTATGACGCAAGAGATTATGGGTACTGCTGAGATTGGACAATGGCTAGGAGTTACTCGTCAAGAAGTAGCCCAATGGAAGTTTCAAGGTAAATTACCTGAGCCTGATTACCAGTTAAAAGCAACACCAGTATGGAAAAAAGAAACACTACTCAAGTGGTTAGAAGTTAACGAATGGGTAGAAGGAAGAATAAACTCAGATAAGGAGTTAGTAAATGGATAAAGATAAATTAATTGTACGACAAGTAGCAATCAAGTCAGCAATAGAACTAGCAAGTAGTGGTCACGCTACGCTGAGTTCTGACGCTGAGATATTTAAGTTTGCACAAGACATAGAAGATTGGGTTTTGAATCCGTTTACTCAATCTACTAATTCTGTTGTTAGTACACCAATGAAGCAACCAAGCCAACCTTTTGTGTCGTCACAAAGCCCAGTTGGTCAAGTAGAGCTTAAATGTCCTGCTTGTGCTTCAAAGGTGTACGACAACAGAGCCGACAAGAAGTCAGACAAAAGTCCTAACTTCAAGTGTGGCAACAAACAATGTGTAGGGGGAAATAATGATTTTCCTTTTGCAAGTTGGTCAGATGATATTCCAATAGAATGTCTGCCTGATTATAAAGAAGCAAGTGTACCAATAGCGAAGTCAATGGACGAGCTAGAGGACAATGTATCTCCCTTTTAGATACTTATTAGGTCTAAGTGAGTCCTAGACGCATAGGACTCACAAAGACTTACAATACAAATAAAGAAACGGAATAGAATGAAAATAGAAGCAGATAATTATTTTGCAATAATACCTGAGTGGATATTAGACGCAGACATTAGCCCAAGAGCAAAGAATCTTTATTGTATCTTGTGGACTTATGCTGATAGAAAAGACGGCTCTTGTTATCCAAGTGTTACCACTTTGTCAAAGCGAGTAGGTGTCAGCAGAGCAAACACACACAAGCTCATCAATGAACTACTGGACTTAGGTGCTATTACAAAACAAAATCGAGTCAAGGATAATGTAAAGCAAACCAATCTATATTTCTTGATTACAAGCAAACCTAGTGTTGTAGATGATACCACTACATCTAGTAGTATCGTAGATGATACGAGGGGTAGTATTGCTGACGATACAAGGGTAGTATCGGAGACAATACATAGAACTATAACCAAAGAACTAAAACCAATAGAACAAGAATATGTGGAAAAGCCACAAGTAAATAAGATTGATGAAGATGTACTTAAACAACGCAAGTCACTCTACCGAGTCTTTGTTGATGAACTTGGATATGAGCCAAGAAGTCAAATGGAGAAGTCAGGTTGGTTTAAAGTCTGTAAGGAGTTAGCTGAGGTCGGTGTCACAACTGATATGCTTAAAGGCTCAATCCTTGCCTATAAGAAACATTGGAACAACATAGACATCACGCCATACGCAATCAACAAATGGTTTGGTAAGTTTGAAGCTCTTGGAAAAGATGAGATACGCAAGAAACAATTAGTTGAGAATCCTATTTTGATATGCGAGGAGAAGGGTCATCACTTCATAGACCACAACTACTTCTTGTACTGTATTGTGTGCAAATTAGAGCAGAAAAAGTAGATTTTTTAAATAAATCTTAAAACTACACTATATGTAGTGGTTTTTGCCTAATATTTCTTAGTAAATACTTGTATATAATCTTAGATTATGGAATAATTAAGTATGAATGAATTAATAAATAACAAAGCAGTACAAAAATTAATAAAGCCATTTCTTGATAACGGTTATAAAGTAAAATCTTTTAAACGTAATTATGAAAGCCCAATTTATAGTGAAAATACACCTAGAGATTGTAATACAATTTCAATTTTTGGTAGTGAAGCTCTTACAGAAAAAGAAAAAAAAGATTGGAATGTTAAAGAATTTAAACTTAGAGGTATTGATAGTGCTAACGGTAAAGGAACTACTGATTACTACGTAGTAGAGTTTGAAGCTAATGAGCATTTAGGATATATGGTACTTAAAGTAAATAATGGTGTATTTATTAAAGGTGGTAATAAAGTTGTGACTAAATCAAATGATGTCAAACTGTTCGAAGTTGGATTTGTTAGCAAAAAACATTTTGATTACTTTGGAGATTACAGAATCCTTAATCAAAAAGAATTTAATTCTTATAAAAAATATCAGCAAAAAACAAATGCAAATAGATTCTTGCTTAGATAAATAAACAATCTTGTAAGGTCGGTATCATTCGATACCGATTTTGCTATTATGGGTGCATAATGCCAAAAGAAACACTCGCACATAATGAGGACTTAGTACAAGCTCTTTGTGATTCAATCGCAACAGGAATGTATGTTAATCTCGCTTGCCAATCAGTAGGCATAGGCACATCAACACTTCACGAATGGAAGAAAAAAGGTCAAGAAGGCATTACACCTTATGACCAAGTATGGAGAAGAATACAAGTAGCTGAAGCCAAAGCAATCGAGAGAAGAATTATAAGAATAGAACAAGCAGGAGAGAATGGGTCTTGGCAAGCAGACGCTTGGTACTTAGAGAGAAGATACCCACACTTGTTTGGTAAAAGAGATACAGTTGCTATTGAAAACCAAGACAATCAAGAAGTAAGACTACGTTGGGCAGACGGCAACTTATTAGAAAAAGCTCAAGAGGAAGAATTTGTAGAAGGCGAAGTAGTAAAGCCAAAAGGATTAGACAATGGAGAATGAAGATATAAACGAAGCGTTTGCAGAAATAATAGAAGCAAACAATCTCTATGTTGACGCTTTAGAGATTAATGATGATTTTGATGACCCAATTCTTGAAGAATTAATTGACTTTGAAATACCTGCCGTAGTATTTATTCCTATGGTTACAGATATGGGATTGATGTACAGTTCACTTCCAATATCGACTAAAGCCCTAGAAACTTTTATTACTTGGTATAAAAAACAGGAGTAGAAATGCAATCATCTTTAGATAACAATGTCTTATCAGGCTTAGATATACAGTTGCCACCTTTACACTCAGCACAAATGGAAGTTGTAAAGAATATGAAAAGGTTTACAGTTCTATCAGCAGGCAGGCGTTGGGGTAAAACTAAACTTGGTGTTTGGCTTTGTCTTAAATACGCTTGGGAAGGCAAAAGAGCTTGGTGGATTGCACCTTCTTACTCAATGACAAACGAAGCGTGGGCAGATTTAAGAAGCATTGGTATTGAATATGGTATTAGGGTTAAAGAAGCAGAACGAACAATAATTACTTCTACTGGTGGCTCGGTACAAGTAAGGTCAGCTGATGACCCTATGAAATTAAGAGGTGCAGGTCTTGACTTTGTTGTTTTAGACGAGTGTGCCTTTATGAAGCCACAAACTTGGGCAGAAGTTATCCGACCTGCCTTAACAGAGAAAAAAGGTAGTGCATTTTTTATAAGCACACCCAAAGGATATAACTTTTTTGAAAAGCTTTACTCAGAAGCAAATACATTAGATGATTGGGTCAGATTTACTTATCCAACTATTACTAATCCAATTATTGACCCTGCCGAGTTAGAAATGGCAAAACAAGAGATTGGTAGTTTTTTATACGCTCAAGAGTACGAAGCACAATTCATTGAAGCTAGTGGTGGCTTATTTAAAGCAGACTGGTTTCAACATTATAAAATAGAGGAGAGAACAGGAATTGACGAAAATGAAAACAAAAATACAGATATTATTTATAAATATAAGGACAAAGAGTGCAGGCTTGAGGATTGCCGTAGATATGCAACTGTTGACCTTGCAACATCAACTAAACAAACTGCTGACTTCACAGTTATTACTTCGGTGGCAATCACACCTGAAGGCAAGATTCTCATACTGGACATTGACAGACGAAGATTGGAAGCACCTGATTTATTGCCCTTACTACAAAGAAAAGTGGAACAGTTTGACTTGGCGTATGTGGGAATTGAGAGAGCAGGTTACCAGTTGGCGTTTATTCAAATGGCTAAGAGAGAAGGATTGATTGTAAAGTCGCTAAAAGCAGATAGAGATAAAGTATCAAGAGCATATCCATTGATTGCAAGAATGGAATCAGGAGACATCTTTTTTCCAAAGAACTCAATGTGGTTTGCAGATGTACAAACAGAGTTGCTCAGGTTTCCTGAAGCAGAGCATGACGATATAGTTGACTCTTTGGCATACGCAGTAATAGAATCAAAAGTACGGAAAAGTATAAAAGTTTTGTAATTTAAGTTAAGATAAAAGAGCATAGAGTAGTAGTGCCGATAAGGGTTGCGTCCATTACTACTCAAATGCTCACAACAAAGGATAGATATGGTAGAGAGAAGAAGTTTTAGAGATGTAGTCTTTGGAAGAACACCTGAAGTTAAAAGAACAACAGGATTCAATTTCTTTAGACAAGGAGTTAGTCAGAGAAATACTAACTTTATACAGGGTTATCAAAGCAACGCAGGTCAATTTGACGTTGGTGGACTTGGTAATGGTGCTTCAAATAGTGCCGTTGTTTCTTGCTTACAGGTCTTAGGAACTGCCTTCGGAGAAGCTGAACTAAAAGTTTATCAGACAAACGAAGCAGGAGAGTTAGATGTCCTTCCTAATCATCAACTCACAATGCTTTTTAAAAGACCTAATCCTTATATGTCGGGAGATGTTGTACAAAACTATTTAGTACAATCAATGCACATATCAGGAGACGCTTATCTGCTTAAACAAAAGAATGAAGCAGGTCAGTTAGTCGCTCTTTATCCTCTTATGCCTGAGAATGTAACTGTTAAAGGTAATGACGAGACTTTAATCTCGCATTATGAATACCAAGTCAAGAATGAAAAGGTAATGCTTGATAGAGATATGATTGCTCACTTCAGGCTTGGACTAGACCCTGAAAACCATAGACAAGGTTTCTCGCCAGTTAAAACATTACTAAGAGAGATTTATGGAGATGAGAGTGCAGGACAAATGGCAACATCAATCCTCGCTAATATGGGTGTCCCTAGCTTTATGATTACACCTAAAGATGAGTATGGATTAACAGAAGAAGAAGGAGAAGCAATTGCTAAAGCATTCCAACGTAAGACTGGTGGTCAGAACAAAGGTAAACCTTTAGTACTATCAGGTGGCGTGAATGTAGAGAAGTTAGCATTCAGTCCTAAAGACTTAGAGATTGGAGACTTAAGAGAGTCATTCGAGTCTCGCGTATCTTCTGTACTCGGTGTCCCTTCCATAATCGCAGGATTAGAAGTTGGACTTAAGTATGCTACTTACTCAAACGCTAAAACTTTGCGAGAGTTCTTTACAGAACAAAAGCTCATACCTTTGTGGGATATGGTATCGCAAGAGATA